GTTTTCCTCCATTGCCTCCTCCTCCTTCAGCACTTGCCTAATGAAAGCACGCATGTACTGCTCGCTTGCATCTTTCTTGGGCATACTCATGCCGGCTTCCGACAGAGCAATCGCTACGGCTTGACGGTAGTTCTTGACAGGCTCTCCGCTGCTGCTCTTCAGGGTGCCCGCCTTGAACTCGCGCATAACCTTGGCAATCTTCGCCTGCTTTTGTTTCTTGTTCATGGGAGACAATGCAATGCTCCAATGCTAGTCCAGCACAAGCGTATGATCGGCAATGTGAACATTAGCCCTTGCCGTGATAGACGCCTGCATTTGATGGACAAGCTGTTGGAACAATGGCAGATTGGTAGAGAACGAAAAGTGATCAAAGTGGGAGATGGCACAGTCCCTAGCGTCAGCTTGGCATTGCGTAACGCGCTCGTCGTATTCACACTTCTTCCTTTGCGGAAACACCGAGAGGCTTCCCAATGGGGAAGAATTAAAGCGCTCCAAGCAGTCGTGTGATCCAGAGGCTAACACTCGCCCCATTGGCAAGTGGCCGGAAAGATAAACCACTTGCGGATGTTCATTAAACACTTCCCTCCAATAACGCGTGATGCTTTGCCCTGAGCCGTGCAAGTCTACGACGGTTCTGCCCAGTGCAGCCTCTCTTGCATGTTGCTCAAGGGCTTCGTTGTTATTGAGCATTGCTAGGCGTGATGAATGGAAAGCCGTGTTCTTTTCCTTCCACAGCGCTTCATGAATGGGCTGCAGATGCACGCAATCGCGCATCATGAAAGCCAAGCCAGTAGCAGGCAGTTCAAGCGCCGCAAGAATAAGAGCAGGAATGTTTAGCTGACTTTGCTCTAGCCACATCGTATGCAGCACACTACCAGGCTCATAAGGGTTGGCAAGGCGCACCACTCTCATGAGCAGTGCTAAGTCGCCGCCAATTTCCTGCTCAAGCTTCGTCATCTGCGAGCCAGTGAAATGCAGGGCTTCAACGCCGTGAGCCCGAGGGCTTAGTACGTCCGAGTGGTAGTTATCACCAACGTGCCTATCAATGGGCGGAAGGGAAGGCCAAATGCGTCCTGAGCTTTTCCCTCCAGTGCTTACATAGAGCGTCACTTGTTGCGTGAGGCCATTCTTGGCAAGGATGGCAGAAATGGCTGCAGGAGGCAAGTACATGTCGCTCACAATCAAGTCGCCATCTTTGACGAGCCTGATGGTTTCATTGATGGGGCAGCAATGCTCAATCTCCTCAGCAACCTCCGCTTGTTTACATGCTTCCTTCTGTTCTTCTGTCCATTGATAGTCCTTTGCCAGTTCGTCGTAAATCGTCTTTAGAGTCCATGGCGCACGAGCCTCTGCTGCCATGCGACGTGCAGTGAAGTCAGGCAGACCAAGCTTTGCGCCAAGCGCATCAAACACCGAAGATGGCACCATCTTGCGACGTGCCACCAGTGTGTCGAAACAGTCCCAGCTAGTCGTCATGGCAACAGCGAAATAAAATCTACGTCGAATTGATTGATGCGATGGACGACATATCTTTTGGCGGCAAGATAGTCAATAAGCTCCCTCAAGAACTGATCTCGATAGCCAAACTCAACGGCAATGTAGTCAAACTTAGTGCATTCCCAATCAATGCCTTTTAGTGCCTCAAGTTCTGCTCCTTCCACGTCCAAGCTGAAATAGTCAAAGTAGTGTGGGCCATCACCAAGGAGCTTTCGCAATGGTTGAGCAGTTAGCGCCAAAGTGTCTACTTTCTTGAAGTCTTCGGCAAAGTAATTAGTGTTGCATGGAATGCCGCCAATGCGAGAAAGAAAGTCGTTGCCTGAATGTGGCAGTTCAAACATCACTTCCTTTTCTTCGCTCCACACTGCAGCGTTGATTACGGCAGAACCGGGACGGTTCATGCTGCATTTTTCCGCAAGCGCTGGATTGGCTTCAATGCAAATGCCAGTCCAATCAAGCTGGCTCTCAAGAGCGTAAGTGTTAGAAGTGGCGATGCCATCATGAGCACCCACGTCAAGAAAACGCCCTCCTCTTTTCCCATTGATAATCTTCTCGATGAAATACTGGTCCTGTCCGATTTGGCTGTAATAGTTCATGACTAACGAATGAGAGAAGTGCTGCCGCCATGACTCACTAATGGCTTGACGGTGTAGCTGAGCAAAGCGGGAGCATTGTCGTTAAAGCGTTCCGCGAGATGATGGCCGCAAAGGCTCATTTGAGGCATCTGCGCAATCATCTGCAAGTCAAGCGGCATGTAGATGGTCTTGAACAGTTCCAGCAGTTTTACGATGCCTGCCCGCGAAACAAAGTAACCATCCGTACCACAGACATACCCACTAGTGAATCCCTGAGCATTCCTGCCACTGCGATCGTTAAAGAACACTAGATCAGCACCGTCAGGCACTTCAATGATCAATGGAGCCAGTAGTTTCGTGTCGTCCTCAAGCACTACGAGGTGGTCCCATTCGTGCTCATAGGCATATTCCCAAAGAGCGATGGAGGAAAGGATGAGGGCAAGCTCTCCAGGGCGCTGCAAGGTGTCGTGGCTATTCGGCTCTCCCCATTGCACTGCCCAAGGCGTGAGCGCCTCCAATGCTTCTCTCGTGGCATTGCGTCCATCAATGGCATTCCACCATTGAAACTTCTGTCCCACGGCTTCCGCCTGCTTCTGGAAAACCGGCCTGCGTTCGTCGTTCGGCAGGCTAATGCAGAACACCTTGTCGGAGGATGAGAAGTCAACGATGGAGGAGGGAAGGCTAGGAAACTGACTTCCTAGCCCTTCTGCTTTTTTCCAAAACCCTCCCCAGACTTTGCAGGACCATCAAGCGTGCGCGAGATGATGCCATCAATCTGTTTGGCAATGTTTTCCCATTTGTACATAGGAGAACAGGCCATTTCATAGCACCATTGCCCGTCAGTAGCAAGCTTGTCCCTGTCGTTGTAGTAGTCAGCTAGCAGAGAAGCAAGGTGCGATGGGGATGGCACACAGCGATCAAGGCCATAGTTCCTGTCCACTTCTAGGCTTTCAGTGCGAATACGGGAAATGCCGTGGAAGATTTCCTTCAGGCTCGTATGGTCCGGCACCACTTGCGCAGTGCCAGTAGCAGCGTGCTCAAAATTGACGAGGCCCCATCCTTCGCCAATGCAGGTGTTGATGCCCACGTCACAAGCGTTGTAGACAAGATTGAGCTTGTCAATGGGAAGGCAACGAGTGGTGTCAAAGTCCTTGCTGGTGAGGATGAGCTTGCCGGTGGCGTCATAGTCATAGTCACGGGCCAAGCGCTTCATGAGGTCAATAATGTCCCACCCTTGATCTTTGATGCCCATGTTGAGCCAAAGCCTTGCGTCAGGCTTATCCAGCGCAAACTCAATGAAGCCACGAAGCGTGAGGTCAATGCGCTTGCGAGGCTGGTTCCTGTTGCCATTAAACACCACGAACAGATCCTTCGCAATGCCAAGCTGTTCGCGGGCTTTCTGTTGGTCAATGGGGAAGAATGATTGGCGGTCGATGCCGTGAGGAATCACATCACAGGGCACTGTGCAGCCAGCTTTGCGCACTTCCTCCAAACCAAACTGCGTGTAGGTGCCCATGCCGTCCCATTCCTCGCACCCATTGAACACCTCTGGGAAAAAGCCATAGCTATCCACTGGAAAATAGCCATACCACTTAAAGCCAAACTGCTCCTTGTACGGCTTGGCCTTCGCCCACAGATTCTTCAATATCCAAATGTCATTTACGGCAAAGATGATGTCGGGCTTAACCCTTGCGATCATCTCAGGAATACGATGGGAGCCAAACGGGTCGGAGCCGCCCACCATTGCAGGATACATTTTGCAATGCTTCTGCATGTCGTTGGGGTCGCCATGGTAATTGACCGCCAGCGTATGCACTTCATGCTTCTCGGCAAGCAACGGGATGAGGTTTTCGGCTACGCGCCCAAAGCCCGTCTGGATGCCCGCATCGCCTGCGTATAGGATTCGTGCCACAGTTGTGCTTGAAACTGGCTAGATACTAAAGCCTGTCTCACACTTGGACATTAGGCGCCTGTTGCCTAAAGTATTCCACCGTGCAGCGGCACCGTGCGCGACAAGCACAGCGTTGCCCAGGCATTGGTACGCTGCCAATGGGAACGATGCCTCGTGCCGCGTAGGACAGACAGTCGTCGCAATGCTGCGCTTGTGGGTCGAGCTTGCGTCGCATTAGCGAGAAGCCTTGCTGTTGTTTCCGAAGCTCGGTGCCCTGCCAGTAAGAGCCTCGTACGCTTTGAGCATAGAGGCCGACACGAGCAAGAGCCATGGCAGGAGAAAGGCGCTGCTCCAGAAGATCACGAGCAAAACCCTGTAGATAAGCGTATTCCGCACGAAGCCTTTGGCCGATGCGGCCATATTCTGCGCTCCCCATTTGGTTCCTGCCGCCATAGCCAATGATTGCTGCTTGAATGTGAGCGCCTTTGATGGCTTCACGCACGCTCTCTTGCCATTGGTCCAATGTGATGCCACCATCAACAAGCATTCGCGTGATGCGCCTGAGCGTAGAATCCAGCTTGTCAATGCGACTGTCCACCAAGGCTTCAACGGCCTTTTGGCTCAAGAAACGGCCCTTCTCATCGCGATAGCGACCAGTGTTGCCATCGTACGACCACTGAGCATCAAAGCGAGCCGAAAGTACGGCACTAGAGAAGCCGCTTAAGTCATTCAGCATTGTCCGCCTCAAGCAAGTCCTTGAACCGCTCCGGCGCCTCGTCCTTCCATTGCTGCAGCGCCTCAGCAATGTCCTCCGGCGAAATCAAGGCGGCCTCATCAATGTCCGCAAGGATAAGACCCTGCGGCTTCACCGGCTCAGCGTCTTCCTTGAAATAGGCGGCCTGTTCTTTCTTGCCTTTGAATGCTTTTTCCATGGAGCCATGCTTGCGCTTGTACAGCTCCTTGTACTTACGCGTGACGTAAGCACCGGCCACGGCACTCGGCCACACCTTGAACTTGCTCTTGGCAGCAGCAATGGCCTGTTGATGCAGCTCCTTGTCAGTGAACTCCACGTCGCGCTTGTGTTCAAGATCGCCTTCTAGGAACAGGCCGGCTTGCGCATCCGCCACTTCGCGAGTGCCATCCATCGGCAACGTGCCATTCTCTTGATTCAATGGGTCGCGTCCACCAGGGGGCACTGCACCGCCTGCTTTCGGAGCAAGCATTGCATCGTTGGCTTGAAGCGATGGGTCAAGAGCTGTTTCCATTGACCATTCACTTCCTCCGTAACGTGCCATCCTCACTTCTTGTGGATGCAACACACCAAGTTGCAACATACGCCCATCTACGGCTGCAACTCTTGCACGTACATCTGCCTTTTCGCGCTCATTTAGTTCAAACAGGTCATTAAAGGCGATCCTCCAGGAGTCGGGCACCTTGCCTTTTGTGGGACCATCTTTGCTCAGCATGATCATTTCCATCAGCTTCTGCAAAGGCCGCTTGTAATGGGCGCTTTGGTAGTCGCCAAGCATCTTGGCAAAGTCTCGTTCTTCGCTTCTGCCAGTAGAACCAAGGCCGCTAGGACTTTCGCCAAACAGAATTGTGTGTGGAATCTGCGAAGCGCCAATGATGTCAATGCGGAGCTTTTCCAGCACGTCTCCAATGCCGCCAAAGTTCCTGCTAATAAACTCGATTTCCTCTTTTTCAGCATCAATGGCATAGCCACGGTAGATGCTACGACTCATATCATTGAGCACAAGTCTGTCTCTTACGTCCTTCTCTTTTCCCGCTGCAAGCATTGTGCTCAGGCCACGCAGCTTATGCACAAACACGTCAAACTCAGTGAGCAGAGTGGCTGCACTATTCAGGCCGGTCCAGTAGTGCTTGAAGCTGTCGTAAACACTTTGCAGACTGCTCATCCCCCACCCATAGTTCCTTTGTCTGATGCGATAAGGGAGCCACGTACCATCAAATCTCAAAATCCTATCCTTGTGGATGTAGGTGAGTTGAGGCTGTGCAATTAGGTCGCCTGAGATAATTTGATAGTACGTTGCCTTGGAGTAGTCATATAGGTTTTCTTCATTGATTACTGGTGCAATCTGCCAGCGATCGAGCACTTCCAAGCCTTCAATGGAGCGAATGTTGCGTTTGTCTACTGGCTGATCTGCTCGGCGTCCGTCGTCGATGTAGAGCAAAATGCACGCTCCTCCATAGAGCCTGGCATTCTTGCTTGCAAGCATGAAGTTTTCAAGGATGTACAAATCCTCAATCACTTGCTCAATGCCAACCACTTCTTCTGCTGCTGCGCCTTCACCACCAAACAATACTTTGAAGCCTTTGCGAGTGGACTGTTCGGCAACAATGTCTACGATACGGCGGGGAATCCATTCTCCATAGAGACCTTCTAGTTCTTCTTGAGTGAGAAAAACGATGGGTTGAGTGGTGGTGTACTTGCTCTTATCCCTGCTCCCGCCCATGCCGATCAGGGCATTTTGCAGGCCGTCTGCACGAATGCCCTCGGCAGTCGCGTGGCCCAAGCTCACAACGTCGTCTTCCATTCCTTTATGGCTAGTCTCCTCATTCTAAGATGGTTATGATGGCCACGATGCACCATTGTTTATGGCCCATTCTCCCATTATCTTCACATTCACTGAAGAAGAGCGTCGTCTAGCGATGGAGGAAGGGCGTCGTCGTCAGGCCGTGAACGAAGCAAAGGGGCTGCGTGGACGTAACAGGGGGCCTCGCTTTGGCGACAAGGCACTAGAAGTGCATCTTTTAGGCGCGGCAGGAGAAATGGCCGTAGCCAGCTTTCTGGGAATGAAAGAGCTGCTCTACAGCGAAGCCGAAGCAAAACGAGGCAGCGACGACTTGCCAGGCATGGACATAAAAACCCGCTCACGCCACTCGTACGATTTGATTGTTCAGAAAAACGAGGATCCTCGGAAAAAGTTCGTTCTTGTGACCATCGAAAAGCAAACAACGCTGCTTCATGGGTGGTGCTATGGGGAAGAGGCGATGATGGATAAGTTTTGGGCGGACCCTGCACGCGGGCGTCCTGCCTATTTTGTGGGCAAAGAATACTTGCGCTCTATGGAAAGCCTGAGATGAAACTTTCTTGCAGTGATTTTGCTAAACATGCCTTAGGCGTGGAGCTTTGGCCTAAGCAGCAGGAGATTCTTGACAACCTTTTTGACAAAAATATCAATCATGCTATTTGGGTGCTGGGCCGACGAAGCGGAAAGACTTTTATGGCCGCAGTTGCAGCAGTTTACATGTGCTTTGTTCAAGACGAATACTTTACCAAGAAAGTAAGAAAGGGTGAAAAATGGTACATCGTAACTGTGGCAAATGACTTGGGTCAGTCTAAGATTGCTCTTGACAATATTAGGCAGTTGATACTAAATAGCCCCTTCCAAGAAGAGCTTGTTAGAGAAACCAGCTTGGAAATTGAAGTGAGCAATGGCTGTATTTTCCAAGCAATCCCTGCGTCCGCCCGCGCTTCGCGAGGCAAAGCAGTGGTAGCAATTCTGCAAGATGAGCTGGCCTTCTCCATTGAGGGTGATGCGAATAGGGGTGCAGAGGCCATGTACACCGCTCTCGCGCCTTCCATCGCTCAGTTTGGTAAGTACGGAAAAATCATTGAACTGTCCTCTCCATACTTAACTTCGGGACTGTTCTATCAGCATTTCAAACAGGCTCAAAGTGGCGAGTTTCCTGGTATGGAGGCGCGTCAAATCCCTACGTGGGAAGTAAATATTTTCCTTCCATGGGGGTGTGACTTCCTTGAAAACGCCAGAAAGAAAGACGAAGAGACGTTCTATGTAGAGTTTGGAGCGCAATTCAGAGCCAGCAACTCTGTGCTGCTTGCGCCAGAGATTGTAGACGTTGCAATTAACAAAGACAGAACAATTTTGCCGCCTAAGAACGAATATAAAGGCACGTACGTGCTGGCCCTTGACCCCGCTCGCGGTGGTGTTGGCAGGGACGACTACACAGCCTGCATCGTGCATTACGAGGGGCAGCGCTTGGTGATTGACAAGTTTCACTCTTTCGATCCCGACTTCGATATTGGAGGGAAGAAAGAAGTGAACATTGCGAAGGTAGAAGATTGGATTAGGGAGCACCATCGCATTTACGAGTTTGAAAGCATTGTGCTCGACCAATTCAATAGCGCAGGCACCATTCAGTCCTTGGCAAAAGAGTTTCCTATTTCAGAACTTGCCTGGAGTGTCTCGACAAAAATGAAGGCATTTTCCAAAATGAAGGAGTTGTTCAATGCCGGGTTAATAGAGCTATATCCTCACAAGAAAGCCATCTGGCAACTAAAAAACCTTGGCGTGCTCTATAGGGCTAGTGGACAATGGACGGTGACTGGCGGCAAGGAAACTGGCGTGGACGACTATGCGTTTGCATTGGCTGGGGCAATTCTTGAAGCCTCTAAGGATTCGGACATAGATTGGCTAAACAGCTTAGTCCGTTGACCCTGCTAAGATTTTCACTATCGCGCAATTTTCGCCATTTTTGAAAAACTCTCAGCAATGAAAATCTCACTGTCCCTAAAGGAAGCCACGTTTCTCGTTGCATTGCTGGAGCTAGATCGGCAAACGGCCATGCAGCTCCTGGCTGCTGAACATTTCTATAAGCCTGCCTTACTGCCGAAGCTACAGAAGCTGGAGCGCGAACTGAAGCGACAAGCACAAGAGCGGGAAAACGGCTGATTTTGTGCGCATCTGCTGATAAGCGTGGTAGTATGACTGGGCTTCCTGCAGGAGCCGCTGCGCAGCGAGGGCTTCGGCCCATACCTACAGGCGAAGGGGAGCAGGGCCAACCCTGCTTTAATTGTCGTACCAAGAGAACTGAAGGCCCTCTCGACGCCCCTTCTGCCTCAACTATTTAAGGCTTGCATGAGAATCTTGCAGCAGGTCTTCTTCAGCGTGAATGAATGCTTTTAATTCATGCACGTAGCCTCTGAGCATTGAAGCCTTCTCCTCATGCCAAGAAAGCCCTGTAGAAAGGTACAGGGCAGTGTGGTTATCAATGGCACGGAGAATATGATGAATGGGCGCGTTCCAGCCGCTTCTGATGGGCGTGTCAAATGTGCGCCGAGGATTCTCCACGGTCTTGGAAGAAGGCTTTAATGCACTCTAGGGGCACTGGCTCAAAGTCATTGCGTTCCAGGCAGGCATTGAAGAAGCGCTTGTCCTCTTTCCCATCGTCTGTGTACACAAGATGGCAATGGAGGTGGCCGTGGACATTGCCTTTGTAGTGGCCAGTCAAGCCACGGGGATGCACGGGCACATGCGTGAAGATGAGGCCATCACGAAAGTAGGCCCCGCGAATGTCGTCAAAGTATTGAAGGTAGAGCCTTGCTGGAAGCCGATCATGGTTTCCGGCTACCAAGATTTTCCTTCCATTGAACCTGTCCATCATGCGCAGGCCAGTGTTGGAGAATGCAATGTCGCCTAAACAGTACACCGTGTCACGCTTATGCACCTTTTTGTTCCATCGCTCTTCCAGATCCTGCTGCATTTCTTCCAAGCAGGAATAGGGACGCAATGGGGAACCGTCAGGCGTGGTAAAGGAGAGGATCTTCGCGTGGTCGAGGTGTAAGTCTGAGGTGACGAAGGCGCTCAATGCGGGAAAAGCAGGGCGTTCAATGTAGCAAAAGGGGAAGGCAGGGAATCGAACCCTGCTCTTCTAAGCTCCAAGGCTTAGCGCTGTCCTGGCTTCCCAAAGGCCCTAGGTTTGAGCATCGTTGAGAGGCTTAGGGGCGCTGCAGGAGGCGATCAACTCTCCTGGCCTGCAAGCAGGACTTGAGGACAGTACCGGCAGACTGCGGTCCGTCGCATCTGTCGCCAAGAACTATAGCGCAAAGCCCAGGAGGGAATCGAACCCTCACCGCCACGAATGCTTCACTCAGCGTCCTGAGGAGAGGCACAAGCGCCGCCCTGTCCATTGGTTCGCACTGGGCTGGAAGCCCTGCCGAAGCAGGGCATGGTTAACTATAGACAATCAAGCAGAATAATCTGGTAATGAAGTGTTTGGACTCTCGAAAAAACTAATCGCTCGACTATTTTTAGTAGTCGAAAGTTCAGGGGCTTTTCCTGTCCAAAACAGGGAGCGAGATTGACGTAGCCAGAAGTCCTTATTCAGCCACTGATTAGAGGAAGTGCCAAGATCGTCAAAAAGCCAGGCGACAGTAGCGGCACGAAGCTTATCGAGACTTTGACTTTCTTCCTCCCCCAGCTCCTTGCTCACCATGGCATTCACCACGGTATGAACCCTCTCATCGCGAGAAATGTCTTGCGAGACGGTACGCATACCCACGTCGCCTGTCTGCCTGAAAAACGGCAGTGCCACGAAGAAGATAGAACGTTCCATGATGCCTGCCTTGAGGATGGGGTGGGCAGGGTGTTCGTTCCAAGCCTTGAGAATGCTCACCACTTCCCGCTCCGCCTTCTCACTGGTGCCATGAGCAGCAGCCACATAGTCAAGCGCCTCCAAGTGGCGGTCTTCATCCTCCTGATTGGAGCGCAGGGTTTCAATGAGACCAGGCGTTTTGGGCAGTTCACGCTTCATGCCTTCTTCCAGCAGCTCCTTCACGGGAATCTCCAAATGACGAAGCGCAAGAGCCTTGAACAGCGTGTCTTCGGCACCTTCCGTAACCTGCCCCTTGGCTACGGCCACTGGCTGCCAAGCACGCTTCTTAGCCAGCACGTTGAGATAGGGGCTTTCGGCTTCAAGAACGGTCATTGTTGAACAGAGCGATACAAAAGAAGATCAGAAAACAAAAGGCCGAAAGTTCGGCCCAAGAAAAGGAGACGATGGGGAAAGTAGTCATTCGGCGCAACTGGAGCAGAATCCTGCCTCCATATTGCACGACACAGCTTCCTCTACAGGCTTTGCATCATCAAAG